CACCCCAATGACCTAATACAGATAAATCAGCAGCTAATCTTGATGATTGATTCATTCTAAAATTAGCCATATTTAAAAATAGTTTAGCAAGTATCTTTCTATCAGACCCACTTTTGCTAAACCAAGACCCTGATAATGCACTGTCAGGAGTATTTTGTTGTCTTGATACCATCGTCTCTGCATAGTCTCCTGCCTGCTCATTTAATTTATGTTTACTATAATCTAAATTTTTAGTATCAATTCCTTGTTTTTTTAGTTCTTGTTCATAATAAGTTTGCCAAGAAGCTCTTGCAATAAACACATCAGGTTTAACCAAGAATGTTTTTAACCACCACTTATTAGCATTCTCAATTGCTTTCAAAAGTTCTACTTTATTTGATGCAGTCTCAATCTTTTTGTTTAAAGAACTAATCTCTGCTTGAGATTCAATTCCCCTATTTGCACTAGCATATCCGGTATTGTAGAAAAAATTATTGAAGTCAGGATTGAATGCAGCTCCTAATTTTAGTAATGATGATGCATTTACCATAGTATTTACTCCAATTGGAATAGTTTGTTTAATTGCCTGTGTTGGAGAACCTAACGCCATACCTACCCCTAAAGTTGCTAGTTTATCAAGAAATTTCATCATTCCATCTAAATCTTCACTACCATTGTATTCTGCATTTCTAATATTAGATACATATAAAGCAAATCTTCTTTTTAATAAATCCCTATCTTCTGCATTTGGCATTAATTTATCAAAATATTTTGAATTTTTAAATGCATCTAATTGTCTAATAGCAGCACCTGTATGCATATCAACTAATACATCCCGTAATGAGTTAACATTATTTTTATCAAAAGAGTAATCACGATACATACCTTTTGGTAATTTATCAGGATGTTCTGCTTTCATCAATCCACCTGCTTCTTTTTTAATTAAAAATTCTCCATCCCTTCCATACATAGGTTGGTCATCTGTTAAAAGTTTATTTTTTTCTTTACTTAATTTAACATACCTATCAGGAGAAGAATAATTTAAGTTTTTTTCTAATAATGTATTTCTAACATTTAACATATAGTCAGATATTTCAGGGAAAATATCATCATAGGTTTTTATCCAAAGATTAATAGCCTCTAGATTTGTTTTGTCTAACTTTTTTTCTATATCGTTTATATTTTTAGAACCTTTAACTATATTGTCATATACCTTTTGGTATATTTTACCTTTCTGCTGTTGCTCATCTGTACCTGTTGAAAGTTCTTCAATGGATTGTTCTAATATTGACTTTCTTCTGTTAAATTCTTTTTGCATTTCAGACTCAGTGCCAATAACACTTCTCATTAAATCTGAAGCTATACCTCTTTCTGCATCATTGTATGCGGTGTTAAACTTTTCACCATTAGGTTTTGTTTTAAATAATTTGTCAATATATTCTTTAGTTATATTTTGAATCCTTGTATTTGCAAATGCATTACCATTAACTATTTTGTTGAATCCTGATTTAGTTGCTATGTAAAGACCTTCTCTAACTCCTTTGAATATTTTAGTAAATACTTCAGGTAAAGGAGTGCCTCCTTCTGTTAAAACTCTTGCTAATGGTTTACTCCATAATTTACGTAAAGCAATACCTACTTTGCCTTGTTTTACAAGTGTTTTTATGTTTAACCTTCCTGTGTAATCAGCAAAAACTCCTTCCATTTTAGCTGTTGAATGGTTTTGTAAAAAAATAGTTAAAGCATCTACTGCTGCAACTGATTCTTTAGCATCTAATAAATCTAAATCCATATCAGCAAAATTGTTTACTAATTCTTTTTGTTTTTTAGTAAAATCAACTTTTTCTCCCGTAAATGCATCCACCCCTGTTCTAATTGTATTTTTTACAATAGAAGAGTATATTTTAAATGCATTTTTAGCTTTTTCTTTTATAGACTTTTCATTATTTACTTTAACTTTTTCATCAACATTTAACAAGTCTAACATTTCTTCAGCACTAAATTTAGATGCGTCTACCCCCATAAGGTCTTCTATCTCATCAATTCTTTCTTCTTTAATTTTTTTATTTTGAGCATCTATTTTTTCTTTAATATAATTAGATACATCTTTTATATTTACAATTTCTGCAAAGTTTATTTCTCCTTTTCTAGTGGTAGATCCTTTTATTGACTCTTTAATTTGAGCAGCAATTTCATTGTACTTTTCTATATCATCTACCATTGATGGATCAATCTCAGAAAATTGTCTACCTAACTCTCTTAAATCAGCATTTTTATCTTTATTTCTTGAAAGTTCAGATATGCTTTGTTTTAATTTTTTAGCTGTAGCTAATTTAGCTATGTAGTCTGCATTTTCAAAAACCTTAGTCATATAATCAGTAAATGAATTGATTGACTTTTGACTAAGCACATTTACTTTACTAAACTTGCGAACAACATTTGCTGCTTGGTTGGTATTTAATTTTCCTTGCTTACGCAATTCTTTTACTTCTTTACTTAATTGTTGAGCTGCTGAATAAATAGCTTTCTTAGCATCTTTACCTCCTCTTGCCAAATCCTTTATTTGTTTTACAAGACCTTGCTTTTCAGTCATTGTTATTTTGGCAACATCTTTAATGTTTCCAAGAATCTTTCCTGCTGATGGAGCTGCTACCTCTTTTAATCCAAACATTCTATTTACCTCACGGAATACTTTCTCACGCTGTACATCAGTGGCTTTTTCATATACTGATGACTTTGCAACATAGTCCATCACATTCTCTTTCACCTTTTCATTAGGTACTCCACGATCCTTTGATTTTTTTACTATACCATCTACCTCTTGAATCATTCTATCATATCCCGGCAATTCAGTTTCAGAAATAATTGGCTCTATTTTTAAAGAAGCTTCTTTAGCAACAGGAGTTTTTACACCTTCTAAAGTAGATAATTCTGCATCATTAAAAAGCACTTCTGCATCATAACTTTCTCCTGTCTCTAATTGAATCAAAACTTTTCCTGCAGTTACACCATCTGAATTTCTACCTCTAATTTCAAGCAATCTTACTTGTTTAATGTCTGTAGGTTTTTCATCTGCAAAAGATTCATCTTTAATAGCAGACGCTGATATAATAGGTGCAGGATTTTCTCCCACCTTATTTAACGTATACTTTTTAGGAACAAAATTGCCTTGTTCATCTTTTTCAATAGTAATGTTTGGAGAAATATCTTTTACTTTTTCTTTACCCTGTTCAGGAGTGATGACTTCTTCGGTCCCTGTGGTAGTGACTTCAGGTTGGACGTTTCCTTCGCCCATTTCTTGCAATCCCATTTTGGATTGTTCGCTGAGTAACACGCTTTCATTTGTTGCTTGTTTTTGAATGGCATCTTCGCTTATTTTAGTTAGTGACTCATTAATTTCATTTATTCTATTTTTTTGCGGTTTAACTAAAGCATCATCTTTTCCAATTATTTGATTTTCTAAATCTCTTTTTTCTTTTAAGAGATTCATAGATTCTTTTTTTGCTTCAGTATCTAATCCTTCCGGCATAGATTTAAATAAACCAACTGAATTCCTATAGTTATTTAATGTTTCTTTTGCCTGTTCTATAGTAATATCTCCATTATTATATTCGTTTTTAAGTTTTGTTACAAATGCTTTTTGAATATTCTCATCATTTGCTGCAGCTTCAAAAATTTTAAATGTAGCATCGTCCATTGCTAAAAATCCCTTTTTAGTATATGCAGAACTAATAGCAGTTGGCATACCCATAATAAATCCACCAACTGCTTCTTGTGTTCCTGCTTTAACTACTTCTTTTACCCACTCAGCAGTAAATGTTTCAGGATTATTAAACATTTTAGTTCCTTTAGCTGCATTGTAAATATCTTTTATACCATATTCAGCTATTTGTTGAGCAGCACCTGTCTCAGCCTCTGCAAGTCCTGCTGCTGTCAATGTAAGAACTCCTTTTGCAATCATACTTTCAACTTCATTCTGAACAAGTTCTTTAAATGTAGTAGCAGTAGTTGTAGCACCTGATTTACCAAGTGCTTTTAAAACTAAATTATTCAATAATCCTTTACTTCCTATTGCATTTCTAAAACCAAATTCTTCAAGAACAGCACCTGCTATTCCAATTGGTAAAATAATAGCAGCCTTTTCATTTTCTGAAATATCTTTAAAATTAGGATTTGATGACATCTCTTGTTCAAGTCCATCACTAATTTGAGAATAAAATGATGCAGTTGTTAATGCCCTTCCTCCCAATCCCCCTGCCATTGAAGGAAGTATTGCAGGTAATGATTTTATAAGACCTGCATAAGCTCCTCCCCAAAATCCTTGTTCTTTTAAACGAGTCCATTCAACAGTTGTTTTTGAATCTCCTAAAACAACTCTGTTACCTTCTCTTATAGTAGGAAGTATATCAGCTTTTACTTGTTTTTTGCTTAAATCTATTATTTTAGAATCTATTTCATCTTTTTCTGATTGACTTAAAGAATTTAACCATTTCTCATAAGATTGTCCTTCAGTTGGTTGTTTTATTTTTAGTTCTTTTGAAATACGTAAAGATTCTGACTTTTGTTGTTCGGGAGTCATTAACATATCTGTTGGTAAAAATCCAAGAGTTAAGTCTATAAATGAATTAGCTGCACCTGCAGATATATTTGATGCTCCTTCTAATAAAAAATTTAAAGTACCCCCTAACCAAGTACCTTGTTCTGACTTCATATCAGCATATTTGCCAACAGCTTTATTTAATTCTTCTTTTGATTTTGGTAACCTGTCTACCTTTTCAGATATAGAAGTTTGTTTGGACTGTATGTCCAACTTCCTTTGTGTAGCAGACGTTAATTTGTCTAAGTATTCTTGTGTTCCCTTTTGACTTTGTGGAGTATTTTCTAAGTCTTTTAATTCTTTGTCTACATTATTTTTTTCTGCAATAAAAGACTTTATTTCTAAATTAAGATTTTCTTCACTTAAATTTATTTTCTTTATTTCGTCATCAATTTCTTTTTGATTTAAGAACTTTTTATTTTCATTTTGATATTGCTTTTCAATTAAATCTAGACCACTTAATTGAGCAGTATTTTGTTTAATAAAGTTTTTAAGTCGTTTTGATTCGTCTACTGCCTTAGATGACATAAATGGGTCCAAGGATATCTCTATACTTTTACCATTAGGAGCAGTAGCCTTCATCCAATCTCCTGTAGCACCTGACTCTTCAAACTTAAATCCTAGATCACCAAATTGGTAGTTCATTTGAGGTACTACGTACTCTTCATTTGAGTTTATTAATTCAGGTGTAACTGATTCAATAGACCCCTTTATTTTAGTTGGTATCTCCTGCTCTTTTAATTTGGTTTCTCCAAAAACCTTTTTTTGTTCAAATTTTGGAATACCTATGTTAGATATATCACTTGTAACAGGAGGAGCGTATGGTTTTTTAAAAAAACTATTGTCAGTCCCTGAAGATGGCAACTCCGAAGAAGTATCTTCCAAAGGAGACTCCGTAAAGGGTTGAACTCCGGGTATTCCGCTTGGTGCTTGCTGTGGAGCCATTGGAAATATTGGCTCTTCTTTTTTTTTTAAAGGAGATTCTTGCCCACTAACTCCAAATTCAGGAAACTTAGCAAACAATTCATCTTCTGTTTTATATTTTCCACTATTAGAAGTGGCTACAAAATCTTTTAATACATTAATATCATATCCTTTTAACTCAGGAAATTTAGATAATAAGGTAGCTTCATCGGGATATTTTCCGCTATTAGAAGTAGCTACAAAATCTTTTAACGCTTGTTTTAAATCCGGCATAATTAATTATTTTATTTTGTTCTACCTAGTCTTACCACCTTTTATAGTTCCTGTTCCTGCTTTTTTTGTTGCTGCTTCTTCATCTGCTTTCTCTTCTGCTGTTTGAAATAATTTTGATGCTTTTATTACATTATTATCTCTATTCTTTTTAATAAAATCTGCAATTTTATTTGTATTTTTTAAATCATCAATATTTATCCATTCACTCATTGTACCATTAGGTGCTTTAATTTGTATAACATCATCTCGAGTTATTCCACGAGTTTCTCCTTCAAATGTATAACCTAATTTACCAAAAGATTGTTTTAACTTTTTAACTGTTTCCACCGGGTTATCTTCTACAATTGATGTTGAAATTGCTTCATTTGCATAATTGCCTAAATCAGTTCCATAATCTCTTTCTACAATCGCTTTTGTTGAGCTTTTTGCTGAATACCCTGTTGGTCCTTTCCCTTTTTTCAACTTATCATCCATAGCTTTTACAACTGCTTCTTCAGGCAACTTATCTATATTTAATAATTTAGCAATTGCTATACCTACATTATGAGCATTTTTAAATCCTCCATTTTTATCTAATTCAAATTTTCTATTTATTAAATTACCTTCTTTATCAGTAACAGTAAGATCAAAAGTAAATTCATCTTTTATTGCATTTACTCCCTCAAAAGTATTGAAATAATCAGCAGAAGCTTGAGTTTCTTCTGCATTTTGTCCTGAAACAAAATCAGCTACTTTTTGTCCAAAAATTAAAGCATCATCTTTTGCTTGTTCAAATCCAATTTCTGCTGCTGTTTTTGCTCTAGGTTCATTTCTATCTAATTGAGCTGTAGTTTTAATATCTTCTTTGTAATCATATCTACGCCTAAATTCATTACGCATAAAATTATCAGAATCTTTTATTTGTACATCTGAAAAAACAGGTTTTGGTTTGCCTGAATTTTCGTCTACTTTTATTAATATTTTCTCAGGATTATTTTTTGCATCTGTTTCATCTTCTGTAAATGTATATTGTTTATTATTTTTACTACAAAATTTTACACTATTTGTAATAGCAGACATTCTATTAATATCATTGGCATAAACTGATTTTATTCCTTGATTTTCTGCATCTATAAATTTAAAGAGAACTTCTTTAGTATCAGGATCAATATCTGTTCTACTTGTGATATCAGCAATACTTGTTATTTGACCCGTTTTGCTTAGTGTAGCAACCTGAGTTGTTGTTGCTTTTAATTCATCCCCCAATTGTCCAACAAAAGCATTTGCTGCTGAGTTAGTATCGAATTTATCATAAAATCCTTGAATCCAATTTTTTACAGTATTTACAGTAGCAAATGTGTTAGGATTCTTGTCCATTACATAAACATCTTTACCATCAATATTTTTCAATGTTTTCATTGCTATACTAACAGTACCATCAGTAGGGTTAATCCTCAAATCAGATTTATTAAAATTAGCCATCATTTCAGATTTTCCCATTAACCATTGTTCAAAATCTTGTGACTTATCAGTTCTATATCTTTCCATTTTATCGCCGTACACTTTCTGATAGTCTTTCATAAGAGAAAATGCTACATCAGTACCATCAGTTAAATTTTGTCTTGAAATGGTGTAATCTTTAACTTTCATTTGACCTGACTTCAAAAGTTGGTCTTGCATTTTTAAAAATTGAGATGCATTATCGCCAAAACGCAATGTCCACTCATTAGCTCCTGTATGTTCTCCTTGTGGTGGTTGAGCTAATACTAAACCAAATTCTCTTGATGCAGCATCAATTGCAGCTTTTTTTTCTTCTCTAATTTTTACCTCATCTTTGAGCATATCGCTCATATCCTTACCAACCTCTGCCCAATTTATTTGAGAATCAGCATTTCTTTCTGCGTATTTATAATATGTTCCCATTGATTATTTTTTAATTACCTTGAAAATCCTGCTTGTCTCATTCTTCTTAAATTCCTAACATCTTGTTGAGTCATATAACTTCTAAATGGATCATTCTCCATAGCTCCAACTCCTGATACATTAAACCCATAATCAACTCCTGTTCCACCTCCCATTGACTGAACAGCTTGTTGGAATGGCATAGCTACTCCATTTTGCATATATCTAGGGTCTAGTCTATTGTTTCGAGCAGCAGAAGCATAGTCTGATTGCAATTTTCCAAACTCTTTTGCTGATTGTGATTTCTCATAAAGTGGAGCATATTGAGTTAATTGTTGCCCCAAACTTGTAACACCTTGCATCCCCTGTTGCATTGCTTGAGCACCCAATTCTTGAGCATTTGCTGCTGCTAATTGAGCACCTGCAACCTCCTCTAAGTCTAATTGAGTTCCTACATCACGAAGTCTACTATCTTCTTGAGCACTTAATTTCTCAAGATTGCTTAACTCTTGACCCATTGCAGACCTTATTCCTCCTTGTCCTTCATTCATAGCCATTTGTACACGACCTGCAGTTGCTGCTGCACCTCTTTCACTTTCTACACCTGCTTGAATAGCTTGAGCACCTTGAGAAAGAAGAGCCTCTCTTTCTAATTCATATGGTTCTTTTTGTATAGATAACTTGTCATAATAATTTATCTCAAGTTTTTTTCTTGCTTCTTGCATAGCTTGATCTGCATCTCTTTCAGCTTGACGTTGTGCTCTTTTTTGATTACCTGCTTGCACAAATGACATAGTAGTAGAAGCTGCAGTTGTTGCTAACCCTATTCCTGCTGCAATGGTTGTAAATGCTGCCATATTATAATGTTTTTATCATTTCAGTTGTATAAGAATCTCCTTTTATATACCCTAATTCCGTATAGGTATTTATAAGGCTTTCATTTTTAATTAATGCGTATATAAATTTATTACCTGTTTTTTCACAAATATTTGTAAGTGCTGATACCAATAACTTAATGGCATCCTTTCTTTGTGGTTTTTTTGTATATTCCCTGTTTGATATTATCCAATCTACCCAAGCTACTTTTGAATTGGTTATGTACATAAACCCTGCACAAACCGGAACATCTTGGTCAAATACTATAATACCACCTTTTCCATTATCAGGGAGAAAATCCCTTTCAGGAGGCAACCATCCCCACTGCTTCCACCATCCTACAAGAATCTCATCATAATCATTTTCGTTCAGTTCTCGTATATATAACTCCATATTGTCACAAATTTAAGGAAAACTTTTCATTACTTCTGACTGAACTGCAAATAACTCAATTTTATCACTAGAAGTATTCTCAATACTAAATGTACAATAATGTCCTAATACCCCGTGAGACTCAGCTACTGAATTTTTTATATATAAGAAAAATGCATTTTGTATAGGTATTGGAGTAGCTCCCGGAACGGTAGTGTCAATAGTTAATTGATTTATACCATTAGGCAAGTCTACCGTAATAGCTGTAACTTTTCCTGCTAAAACAGGAACAGTATAAGGAGGCAGTGAAAAATATAATATATCTCCCACACTTATTATACTTCCTATAGCAATTAATGGAGAAACTAAAAATTTAACAATTACTGCTGACCCACTTCCTGTAACTTGATAACTTCTTCCTATACCATTTACACTTCTAAGAGCAAGTTCACCTAGTGAATTGTTTCTTATAAATGCAAAATAAGAGGCTTCTTTTTTCTCAAACCAAGAAGCTTGAATAAATCCTGAATATTGCAGGTCTGTTTCTAACGCTGCGGACCAACTTGCATCTCCTTGAAGATTAATGGTTTTAAATAATTTGTTCTCTAAAGGGGCTGTATTCAATACACTTTGTAATGTAGTAGGACTAAATTGTCCATAAAATGTATTTCTAGAAGCATTTACATTGTGCCTATATAGATTGCCTCCTTTAAAAGTATAGAAATAATTATTCATCCCAATCATCCAATCAGGGTAATATGAGTAAAAGGATACCCATCCTGCAACCATATCGCTATATGTTAATGTATAATTTGCCATTTTTTTTTATTTTATTATTATTCTATTATTATGGACATCCTATAGAACCACCAACAAAAGTAAAAGGAGTAGATGATGATGTACTTGTATATCCTGTTGGTACATAAAAAACATCAGGAATACCTGAAGCATAATACTGACCAAAAGCAGGCGTATTACCCGGTACAACTACAAAATCCATACCTACTTGATATTGACAAATTCCTCCAACATTATTCCAAACTTCCATAATAACATTAGTTGCAGCAGGACACGCAGCTTGACACGCACCCAATGTGGCATATGTACCTGTTCCATCACCCGGATCAGTACAAACACCTAAAACACAATTATACGTTACAGGAAAACAAGCAGCTTGACAAGCTACTAGTGTAGCGTAAGTACCACTACCGTCACCGGGATCGGTACAAACACCTGAGACACAATTATAGGATACAGGAGGAGGTGGTACGCAAGTACCTAAATCAATTACAACTCCATCAGCATCTACCTCAAACCAATCATTCCCACCTATTATTGAACCTGTTGCAAGATAAAATCCTGCAGGTAATTGTGTAGACCCATAAGCATCTGAATACACAAAATCATACAACCCAACAATACCCGGAGTATTTGGTAATGATGCATTATAATAAGTAACTGTTTCAGATAGTAAACATACTGCTGCTGAACTTGCAGCCATTACACTTGAACTAAACCCTGTAAGTAATACAGGACAAGCTACTGACATATCCCACGCTGTTCCTGAACAAGGACCAACTATCTCAAAATTAATTATTGAAGGAGAAGATGTAAGTTTTGGTATAACCATTAAACAATTACCGGGAGCAAAAGCTCCTAAAGACACATCACCCGGTGCAACAGTTACACTTTGAGTATTGCCTGTTGCATAAAATGCCGTACCATCATATAAATATTCAATTAATGCAGGGTAAGTTGTTCCTGATATTCCACAATCACCACCTGTTGATCCTACATATGTAAACGATCCTGCATTTGTACTCTCGTGTAACCCGTCTACAGATGATGTTAACTTGTTATACACATTTGCTCCAAGTGTTCCTCTAATACCATCAGGCACACTAAAAGGGTCAAATCTAACTATAACTGCACCAACATCACCTACTGCAGTTCCTGTATCTAGGTTTAATAAATATATACCCTGAGTACCACTTGCAGATATATTTACACCACAAGGTGTAGCACAAGATGGACAAGTTTGTTGTGGCAATAAGACACAACCTACCTGCTCTCTTGATATAACGCCATCTGAATAGAATCCGTCAGTAGCACAAATTAATAATGCACTATCTGTAAATACAGCAGTTGCTGACCCAAGAGAGGGTGCATTTATGTAATATGATGAACTTGTTGCCATATGTTTTTTTTAAGGTGCTACTCCGCAGTTACAACAAACGTCAAATAAATCTATATTTGAGTAACAAAGTGTAACAGGAACTGATTCTCTGAAATCCCATATCAAATATAAATAATCTTCTAGAATTGGAACAGTAAAATCTGCATAATTATATGAACCACTACCTAAATTAGGTGTTGCAGTTGTTGCTAAACCTAGTAAAGTATTTATATCAACAGTAGTATTTGCATATAAAGTATCTGAAACAAAGTATTTAAACTTGTCATTAGCTGCATCAAATACAAATGTATCAGTTGCAAATTGATTTGAAATTAAACTCATTGTACTTCCTGCAGGAGGGAACCCTCCTGTACCAACAAAATCTGTAGTTACATTGTATCTTGATACAAGAGGATTGGTAGTCCCGTCAGCAAAAATTACAAAACTTGATTGCAATGGAGAAACAAATGCTCCACTAGTAAATCTATATTGAGTATGAATGGTATCTCCTGAATTATAATCACTTGTTAAAACAATTTGTACTATGTTTAAAGACTCAGCATTACAACAAGCAGCAAGAACATTTAATGTAATATCTCCTGTGTAATTTATTGTAATAGTTGCAGTTTCTACTGAAATAGTGTCTTTATTAAATGTTAACGTGCCTGAAGTATTTACCAATCCTGTAGTACCAATGGTTCCGTTATAATCAACAATTATTTCAAATTCACCTCCTACTGATATAGCTATAACTTCATATGTAATGTCAGTTAATCCTATCGTAGGACCTAAATCAACACAGTATACCATTTGTTTTACCTCTCCTGCTACCGTTGATAAATTAAATACTTGAGAAATACCACAGTTTATACATTGAGGATTAGATGGTAATTGTATGTCATTGGTTGACAAAACATACTCATTCATATATGGATCAAATCCACCCAATTTCTGAGTACTAAATGAATTATTGAAAGTATCTCTAAACCAAGTCCGCATATTCATTTCAGATATGACTTTTAATTGGTCATTTGAAACAGAATCGCCTCTTAATTGAAGAACTACACCACGCTTTACATCTGTAAAAAATCTGTCGTATCCCCACTGAATATAACTCTCAGGATTAAAACTAATTCCATATTTTTCAGTACGAGCAATTTGGGTTCCCAATACTTCAGGAACTGAGGTTACTGCACCACCACCTGTAGAATCAGATAATAAATTTTTACCTGTTAATACATATGATATTTTATCTTCTTGCAAAACAAGGACATCTGTTTGTCTTCCATCCATTATAAATATATCTCCAAACGATGTTTCTAAATTCTTGTAGTTTAATAATCCTAAATTAAATTCATTTAGCTTATTTATATTTGACTCTGCATTATATACACCACTATAAGTAATGTCTGAGAATCTATCAGTTGCTTTGTAATCTTGTGCTGATACACTTGTAACTCTATTACCAAAATTAAAAGACCTTCCTATAATTGAGTCACGAATCTTATAACTTTCTGCTCCATTTCCAAATGCAAAACAATTAAAAAACTTAGTGTCAACAATTGCAGGTGTAGCCGTCCCTATATTTTGGTTTTGGATATTACCCATATGATTACCATTTTCAATAGCAAATGACATCTCATTTTCAAAAAATACATCAGGTAAAGCATCAGATGGTTCTGTTTCAAATATTAAAGTATTTTCAGCACGATATACCGTGAATTTAGCTTCAACATTAGAAGCACGACTATTTGGGAATCCAATTCCCCAACAACTTGCTGTACCTGTAATCATTAATTCCAACTCATTAGTAGTTGGGTCTCTATAAAACTGATAATAATTTGTTCCTAAAGCTGTAGGTATAGTTGGACTAAGGAGTCCGGGAATAAATGTATTTACAGAAGGAGTCTCACCACAAGATGTAGTTACTATAGCATCTTTTAAAATTTGATCAATATTATCTCCTATCCACCAATCATACATATTGTCATAATTCCTAGAAGATATTACAGTTTTTTCTAATGTACTTGATCTTTCATAACAACCACATTCTACGCCTACTCTATATTGTTTTATACTCATAATAATCCTACTTCCTGATGGAATACTATAATCAGAATATGTCCAAGTAGGATTTAATGGATCAAATCCTGCTGCTCTAGCTATATTCATTGGGTAATGAAGTGTTGGATAATTTCCGGGAGGAAATAAAGGACTTGAAGCAGTTACAAGTTTTTTGCCGGGATCAATAACAGCTAATTCATCCTGAACAACAGTAAAACTATTTGGATTTACTTTGATATATACTCCTGCAGGTACAGGTATAAAAACAGTCGGATCTAATTCACTTGGTATTTCAATAAAATTTGATCCTTGAGAAGACTTTTCTAGTACAGTTGTATATACACAACTAGAAGTTGCTCCATTTGAATCAGCTTTTACAATTAACCTATCACCTACTTCAGTTTTTCTTGCATTCTCACCTTCAAGTAAAAGATATGCATTGTTTGTTAATGGATCTTGAAAATATATACTACAATAAATTGTCTCATAATTCTCTTCATCAGGTTTAATAACAAACTTATATCTCTTTGCCCAAGCAGGAGGTAATTGTGTCGGTGGTATAGTTACTTGTATTGAATTTTGATAAGAAGAAAATCCACAAGCTACGTGTTCAGTATTATTAGGACTAACTAAAGCAGTTGTTGCTCTGTTAAACTCATCCATATAAACTATACCAATCTCATAATCACGATTACTATGCAAACTTTGTGGACTAGCTATTTTTTGAAAAGTAGCATTTACGTATAATGTTTTATAATACTCATAAAAAGTTTGAGTTGGAGTTACAATATTGTCCACATATTGCATTGCAATAAACTGAAGTCCTATTACACTACTTCCGGGACTTGTTATAATTGTAACAGGTTGACCAACTGCACTTACACCACTTCCTGATTTTATATATGCATCTAAGTTATTAGGAAGAGCACAATTCACTGAATCAGTAAATGTTATTCCTGTACAATAATTAGCAGGTACTGTTTGTATATTAACAGCAGTTCCTATTGCATTTTGAAACTCAACACTTGTTGCTAATTCATATACTGATGCATACGATGTAGATAAAAAAAATGCAAAATTTAATGGTATTACATCTGTAGTTTCAGTAGGATAAGGTCCATCTCCTGAAAAATCAGAATGAGTTATGGTTACTTCTAAATTAAAAGAAGCTCCTTGTACTAAATCTTGCCCTGCTAAATCAAATGTAACTTTAGATTCTGCAATACTTATAGGTATATCAATTGTATAATCACTTGAAACTGATCCATCAACAATATCTGAATTTCCTATAGGAGTAGATATTAAATCAGTAGTGTATTCAAGTTTAATAGGACTACCAAATTCATCAACTAAATTATATCCTTCAACATAATTACCATACATTAATCTATTGCCCATAATTGTTTGAGCCTTAGCATATCTAGGTACATTATCATACAATCTTAATAATTCACTTTCAGCTAATATGGTAAAAATCTTACTATTTGTAAATGTATAATCACGCTCAGTATTATTTGGTATACCTAAATTTGATTTATCTAATTTCTCAATAACCTTTATAATATTATTATTAGATTGTTTAAACAATAAATCAATACCAACTACAAGTGGACCACCTGTATTATAAGTTATTATAACTGAATTACAAAAATTAGTCATCCCCTCATTTAAAAAACTTTCTATACTAAAACTAAAAGGATTAGGAACAAATGCAGGTTGAGACCATTGTGATGTAGCACTATACTCTCCATCGATATATAAGTATCTATAAGCAAAACAAATAAACCTTGTATCTAAATAATTTTCTTGACCATTGGTAACAATAGGTTCAATAGAAGGAGACTCAGTAGGTGGTTTTTTAATAACAAGTAAAGATTCTGCACTAACTTGATCTATATTAGCAATTGGGTTAGGATAGTTCCTACCCACATTTATAAATCTAGGAGCATTATAATCATCAGTAAAAAACAATAACCCATCAATAATGTTAACTCCTGTAATAAGATAACTTGGATTAAAATTTAAAGTTGTATTTAAATTACTTCCATCATTAATACTAATAACGTGATACGTTAATATGTTTGTAAATATATTAAAAGAAACAATTAAATCAAGTTTCCCTGTAGCTCCAATACCAAAATCATTATCGTGAACAAACCAATATATAGTTTCATTTGCACTATCTTCAATAGCACCAATACATCTTGCAGTTGCACTTAATGGCGTACCATCTATATATGTCAATGATGTAAGAGGTAAATTGCCTTTTGTATTTTCAATTACACCAACTTCAGAATTTTCGGTAGAACCCATTCTGATATTCATAGCATCGACATATTCACCTTCAGGAAGAAGACGTTGATCAACAACCTTATTCATTCTTCCTGCTATAAAGTTCCTTGTAAAATTTGCCATTTTATTTTATTTGCTTGTCCATTCCTCTCATATTCATTAAGAGTCTGCCGGGATGAATGTTACTGATTCTAATCTTTGCATTATTTAACAATGCTTTTCTTTTTTTACGAGAACGAGCGATAATATATTCTTGTACACCAAGTTTAGAACTTAATATTTCATATTCAATTGCTGCATAAACATATGCTTCAAATAACTTATTAACAGTAATCAGAGAGTTATCCCCTTGTTCCATACCGTCAGATATATATTCAAGTATACAAGATTCTCCTGACATTGACGAATCAAAATTAATAACTCCTGTTTTTCTTTCAATATTAAAAGTAGGATTAAAGTTTGCAGTCTCTGTATTTAAACCATACGCTGTACCAATGTTGTAATCAAAATACCACATTCCATCATAGTTCCATCCTAACTGACCATTAAATTGGCTTCCTTGATTTAAGTATATGCTTTTCTTTATATGTGTTAATCTGTCAAGGTCTATACTAGAGTACTGAGGACTTAATGCATTCCCATTTTGATCAAATAAAATTCTACCTGTATTATCTTGAAGATAAGCCTTTGATGAAAGAGTTTGAATATTTTCAGACAATGGACGTAACCATCCGTTCTTGTATAAAGATACACGAACCCAATTGACATAATCAGATGGTAATATGTATCTTAAATTATCAGGGACTGTTAACTCTAGTATTTTTATCTCTTTAAAAGCATCGTAATTTAATTCTTGAATAGCACGTTTTGCGTGAAATAATATTTTAAAACGCTCCTCATTATTAACCAAAGAATGGTTGCCGGAATACATTAATAAAAAATTGTTGATAATATCTGTTAAACTAACATATTGATATGATCCCCAATTTTTATCTTCAGGTACTACGCCACTATTTTCATAATATTCATATTGTGATATATATGCCATCTTTAAAATTTTTATTGTTGAATAGCAAATGTAGGTTGTTGAGTTTGTTCTTGAGATAATCCAAATTGAGTTACTTGTATTTCTCTAATTGACATACCACAATACTCAAGTATCTTAGTTACTAATTTATACTCATCTTCAGTAGGTAACTCAAAGTCTTGATAATCAACTTGAGATTGATCAAATACAGGTTCTCCGTTTGTAAGTGTAACATATGTCCATTTTGGAACTTTAGGATACCTAAAATAAGTTGCTTCTATTTGACCCTTATTAACTAGAGTAATAGGATAAAAAGTTAATTCATTGCCTTGTAATGCATAAACAGGAAACTCAACTGTTGGCTGAGTTAAATTAGAATTAACTAATAAAGAAAGTTTATTATTTATTACTTTTTCAGCTTGAACAACAGTAGCAGAAGAAATAATAGCGTAAGCATTTCCTACTGCTAAAAATATATTTGAATCTAATGATAAAACTGTATTACTTACTACAGACAATACTGTAGATACTAATCCTGTAGTTAAATTTGTTACAACATCCCCTGCAGCAATACCATATGTAGTAAATAATGCAGTACTATCAACCAATTGTGAAGCAACTACACTTGTATTTGTACCTGTTCTAAGGACAACAGGTTTACATTTAACATCCAACAACATATACGTATAGTATCCTGTAGTCGTTGGTGTCGGCATTGAAAATTTATTAGCAGAAATTTTTGATAGATAATCTGTTCTTAAAAAATATTCTAAAACTTCTGCAATAGGTTGTTCCATATCAGCATAATCTACACCTGATGCACGAGTATTTTCAGCATTTATAACTTTATTATAATTAGCAAAATACTCTTCAAAAATCTCCATCTGTGAATTAGCTGCATACAGATTAAAATCAGAAGGTGATATATATCCATAATTATTCTTATTCAGAACGGATAATACAGCATTTCTTACTCCATTTATCATTAGTACTTTTTTTACAAATATACATAAAAAAAAGAGGACACAATGAGTGCCCCCTTCTTTCTTATTTAATCAAACAAAAACAGAGATATTTACTAACCTAAAGATGATTCTAACATCTTTAGAGAGTCAAGACCTTCATCGCTTTGTAAGAAATGAGCAACCATATCATAAGGGTCTTCTCCAAATGGAACAGACAACATTTTTTTCTTATTAGTAGTGGTATTAAACCATACTTCTTTTTCTGAATTTCTTAGTATTAATAGTTTATTTTCAAAAAACAAACGAATTTTTGCTTGAAATTTCAATTCAGGATCATTTAATACATTTAAAAATCCTTTAGGATCAGTTTTTGCATACACTAAAATATCCCTTCTTAACTCCGAAGTTGATACTGTTGATGGGTCTTTGCCAAATAAAACTCTTGTTAAAGTCTCAATTTGATCAAGTGTAAGTTGACGAGCTTCAACTAATGCATCAACCTCTGTATTTAAATCCTCAACCTCTACGCTTGCATCTTTTTCTTTATCTACCTCAACAAAAATGTTTCCATTTAATGGATGGTAGTGTAAGAATTGTTGTAAAACAGGATTTGTTCTTGGTACTCTTAAAAATCCATCCTCAAAAATAATTGGTTCAATAATAGCATTCCCATCTTGTTCATCCTCAAAAGGAGACTTTTGGTTTACTGAATACCTTAAAGCACGGTTTTGATTATTTTTTTCATCAAACCACATTAATGGGAAACGATGATGATTTCTAGAAGCTAATGTGTATGAAAGTGGATTACCACCTTTTAATTTATATACTTTGTCTGTACTTACTGTAGTCTTTGCCATTTTATTTTATTTAATTTAATTTAATTTAAAAAGGAGAGTGTCTTTAAAGACACCCTCCATATTTGTTTTTTCTTTAATACTATCCGTAACGGAACAATACAAAGTTATTTGCTCCAAGAGTACATACGCAACGCTCAGAAAGGAAGTTAACCTCCATTGCATCCAAGTCGCTTGTAGCAGCACCACCGGCAGAACCTGTGATCCAAGTCTTATATCTACGATCTTCAGCTTCAGAAGCACGGTACCTAACGTGTAAGAAAGGACGTTTAGCATTCTTGCCCATAATCTGATCGTAAACTGAGGTAGAACCTGCAGGAACCATCAAACCTGTAATAGTACCTGTTGCAGTTGCAGCAGCACTACTCAAACCACCACGCATTGTTGGGTCATTCAAGTATTTCCAATCAGACTTGTAGAAATCATAACCTCTACGGAATCCTGTGAAACCTAAGTTTAACGCCATATCAACATCATTGTCAAAAAGACCATATGAAGCTGATTGAGAAGCAACACCTGCAGCGTAACCGTTTAGTTGAGCCAACATATTGTCGATATCAAAACTAAGACCACGATTTACAAATACTACGTTTTCTTCAATAGCACCTTGCTTATCCAAACGAGAAACGATAGAATCCCAATCAGACAAAGTTGTTGGAGTACCACCACCCCATACGTTACCACGATCATTTACTACGTAGAAGATACCTTGAGAACCAATGTATCCTGCAGTTGCAGCACCGGAAGTTGTTGCAGCAGGAACTGCTTCAATCATTGCAGTTTCTAGATAATCTTCAAAACGAAGACGAGTCTCGTGCTCTGATTTCAAATACCACAAGTATCCTGTAGCACCGTTCTCAGTAGTAACTTCAACCCATCCAATTTGAGCCATATCAGAACCATTAACCGCATACTTATCTTTAATGATAATAGGGTTATTGCTGTAGATATCATCTTCAGACTCTAGAGAACCAACCATTCCGTTAGTTCCTTTTTTAAACTCAGAACCGTAAATGAATACAGTACAAGCTGTAGATACTGCAAACGCTTGACCTGCAGTCTCATAATAAGCTACAGTGAAAGTTGTTGCTGAACCTACTGCAGTTACAATAGCTTTGTTGAAAACACCTGTTGAGTTGTTTTGAATCATCAAAGTTTGTCCAACACGGATAGCTATGTAAGTTACACCGGCATCAGCTACAGTAAAAGTTGCTGTAGAAGCACCTGCTGCTGCTGCTGAAGTACAACTTGTGTACTTAATGTGTAAACGTCCTTGTTCTGCCCATTTAATTTGATCAGAGTTAGACGGCATCTCTGCTCCTACCATACGTAAGAAAGATGCGATTGTTCTGTTACCATAACGCTCAAATTCTTTCTCATAAGTATCAGGTAGATACTGATTTAAGAAGTTAAAGTTAGTAATGTAGTTTGTTTGTAATGCCACCTGTTCTGCAGAAGGCTGCAGGGCGAAGGTGGGATTATTTAATAATGCACTTGCCATTTTTTTTAATTTTTAAATGTTTTTAAATCTTTTTTATACTGCGAATTTTTAAGTTTCTGCCTGAATCAGGGTTTATCGCTTTCACCTGCATTCCGTCTGTAGACTTGTTAACTTCGGGTGCTCTTCTCTCTGACATATTGATGTTTTTGGTTTTACGCATTACATCTTCAGTAGCATCAGATAACCCTTGTTCATAAAAAAACTTAGCAAACCTATCAGGGTTCATTGCTATAGACAATGATCTGTGATATCCTACAGCATCTTTAATTAAACCTTGCTCATCCAAATACTTGTTTATAAAGTTCTGAGGAGTCGATTGATTCTTTTTTAACTCTGAGGCATCTCCGGGAGCAAACGTAATTTTTTTGTTATTGACATTGAACTCAAAACCTTTGAACTCATTTCCAAAAACATCATCTGTCTTTTGGTTAAACCATTGACGTTTACGATTGTTCTCTTCTTCTATTGTCTTTGCTTGTTTGGTATACTGCTTGTAGCTTTGATACATCTCTTTCTCATCATCGGAAACAAATGCCTCACTTGACTCAAGGGGCACTTTGTATTTCTCTTTTTGAGAATTGAAGTATTTTTTAGCCTCAGCAATAACTTTCTTTTTGGCGATTTTAACTTTCTTTACAGTTAATTCATCGTCAATATCTTCATCAAATCTGTAATCCTCCATTAATGTATCTATATCATTACTATCAAGACCTTCTTGTGTAGATATAAGATAATCTTTAAGGAGTTGTTCAGAATCTATTGAATCATAATCCTTGTTCAATTTAAGAAAATCTTCAAATCCCCTACCTGTTTCTTTTTTATATTTCATATAAGCAGAAACATCTTCAGGCAATTGTTCATTTTCTTTACGTTCAGCCATCAACTCATCAAATGAGTTAATTTGCTTATTGTATCTTTTTCCAATATATGAAAGAACGTCCTCTTCCTTTAACTCCAAATCTGAATTTTGTACAGTGTCGTGTACAACATTTTCAGGTATTTGCAAATCTTCTTGTTCATTGCTTAACGATTGCTCGTGTTTTTCGAGTAACTGTGTTTCAACTTCTTGAACGCTTTTCGGTTCAATTACATCTAATGATCTAACTTTTAATAATTCCATTTGATTTGATTTTATTTATACAAAAATATATAAAAAATTTGATATTTTTATCTAGGCGAAAATTCTGCTAGATCAAACCCATCTAAACTATCCTCATTTGATTCAAAACTCATTGGAGGAAGATTGTTTTTTCTTTGATTAATTAACTTAGATTGCTCAGTATTTTGTTGGCTAATTCTTTTTGCCTTAGCATCTTCTTTCTTTTGCTCTCTTTCAGTTAGATTATTAATCTCCATTCCGTGCATTTGTTGACTATATTGGAACTCTTCAGCCATTAATTGAGATTTTAACTCAGCTTCTTTCTGCATTTTTTCTATTTCAAATGCAATCTCAGCTTGTTTAATCTGCATTTTAGACCTAGTCTCCATATCAATTTTTTGCATTGCCATTTGACCTGCCATTTCTTGAGACTTCAATTGTTGTTGAGCAATCATAGCTTGCTTTTGCATAGCCATTTTTTCCTCACGTTCTTGAGTCTTAATGCGCTTCATCTTTAATAATTGATTAGCAAGTTTAAGATTCCTTATCTCACGTATATCAATTGCATCTTCAAGATTAATATCACCTTTAGCTAATGCCATTTGAATATTAGCTTCAAGCTGTGCTTTTTGTTCTTCATCAGGAGAAATCTCAATGAATATACCAAAATCATAAATATAAAGGTCTTTAATATCGTTTAATATAGATACATTGTATTTACCAATCTGATTTGTAAATTCATCTTTAAAGTCAGCGTATTGTAAAATATCACCAACCCTATAAGTTAATGCTTCTGCTAATGAACGATATATATACAAAGAACCATCAAGTATATGTCTTGTGGCTGTATTTGAGTTTAATGCTGCTAGCTTTTGTAAACCAACCAATGAATTAGGGTCAGGATTAGAACCATCTCTTGCTTCATTAAGACCGGTCACAGACCTAATCATATCCACATAATGGTTCATATTTGTAATAAGCATTTGAGTTTTGCCTGCTCCTGAGTTAGAGTTTAACTGAGTAATAGGAACTCTTGCATTATTAAAGTCACCATCTTGAGTAAAGCTTCTACCAATTACACTACCTGTTTGGAAGTACAATCTTAAAGCATCTTCAGGATTGTAAGCATTACCTGTTCCTAAATCAATTTCACTTAATCCATCTGCATCTATAAATACACCATCAGGAACTGTACGTGCAATAACTTGTTGTAATTTTAAATGTGTTATTTGAATTAAATCAGCAAATGGTATCATCCTTCTGCATAATGATTCAATTACTCCTTTGTACATACGTGGAGCACAAGCAACATAGTTTGGTAGTGCGTGTTGAGTAGATGAACTTGGACGAACCATATTTTCAGATAACCTCCATTGTAATATCATATTTGTACCCATTACCATTATACCCTCATACCAAACATCAATTGTTTTCTCTATCTTCTCAAAATTACCTTCCTCCATTTTTTCAGCAGGAGGATTAAATGTATCATCTTTTTCAATAATGCGTGAACCACCACCTTCAAGATTTTTCTTTTTATAAACTACTTTCTTACTTGTTTTATAGTTGAAATATAAAAGCGTACAAGTATCTCTATAAAACATACTGTTCTCATAAAACTGAGCAACATTATAATAATCATACCAAGATTGGCTGTATTGTGTAATTTCTTGTAAATCTTCTTTAGTTAAAGATTGGTCAATTTTCATTAACTCAATTATTGGAACTGTTTTAATTTCACCCCAATAAAAACAATCTTTAAAGAATGGATCCTCAGTATAACTATAAACAACATTAGCAGGATCTACATATGAAACCTTAACACCTGCGCCTTGTAAAAACTCGTGCTTTGCAATTCCTAAACCAACAACTGTAATATCGTAATCAATTCTTTTACGAATATCATCATAATGATTTGCGTCAAATATTGTATTGATAGCTTCTTCTTCTGCAATCTCAATAGCAGGTTTATAATTTAATTGCATATACAATGACAATTCCTCATCCGTTTCAGGCAATTTATCAGGATCCATCACAAATGGATTTACTCCTGTCATTTCCTGAATTTTAGTTAGAATAGGTTTACCTGCCATTTGAGTTTCAACCATATCTTGATATCTACTTCTTTTAGATTGAGACATCGCATCTTGTGCATAAGCCTTTACCTTAAAAAGTCTATCAGACATACCATTGACAACAATGTCAATAAACTTAGGAATAATAGGAACCGGAGTCCAATCTAAATTTAAATAAGATAAATCTCCATCAATCGCTAATTCATTTTTATACTTAGCAATTGACTGTTCGCCACGTGCGTACAATCTTACTCTACGAAAATCTCTCCATTGACTATAATATCTACAAGAACTTCCGTCTTTACGAAACCACTCATATTGTATTGCTTGACCTATTTGTAAGCCAAATTCCTTTGATGCTTTTTCCGAATCAGTTACTAACTGACTTGGAAAAGATGTTGCATTTACTTGTATTGCTATATTTTTCATCTAATCAATTGACTTGTTGTACCATCATTTGTATACTTGGCGAAGTTAATAATTAATTTTGATTCTTTTTTCTCCGGCATATACATATGTTTTTGATTTGCCATTATGCATAAACCTGAACTAATGGAGGCATCAAATTTTGTTCTATCGTTAATGTCAAATTTTGCCCAATCCTCAAGGGTCCTTGTAAATGACATTGTACCCATTTCTTCAGGATCTCTGTACTTTGCTTCCAAATCCATCCCCACAAATTTCTCAATATACGACTCAATAGCTGATGCGTGTGCTTGCTTTACGTCTTCAGAAGAGTTGGGTATACCCCCAAGTTCACGCTCAGTCTTTGACAGTTTCATTAACTGCTTGTCAGGACGGTTTAAACTGTATCCCCTATAGCCTCTATTTTTAATATGGTATAATAGTCTTGGTTTGTTATTCTCTACTAATATTGGCATACCGTAAAATACAATTGCCATCAATACCTCCTCAAAGAATATCTCTGCTGTTTGAGGACGAGCAATGTATTCTAGAAAAAACTGATTGACAGGAGCATCGTCCATATGGAACTTAGTCATACCGTGCAATGCTCCATTGGACCCACGACCACCCACCACTGCTGAGATATCATAAGAGTCACAACCAAAGGAACCAAGATGCTCGTTGCCGGGATACTTAATACCATTTCTTATATGAACATTATTTTGCATATGCTTGGGTGGAGCCCAACTAATATTGAATCTACCCCTTTGTTCAGGAGTCCATATAACTTGTGTATCTTTTATACCATCTTTCCACGAGAATGACCCACGAGTAAGATAATGATCCTTAATCATTGAGTCGTTATAGTCAATTTGCTGATATATCTTAGTTAAGTTAAATAGAGCCTGTTTACTCTCATCTCTGAATGCGTGTGACTCAGTACGTGGGAACTGACGATAAAACTCATTTAAGGCATCTGCATCACTCTTTAATGACTCAACCTCAGCTTCCCAATAGTCAATGGCTCCATTTTTAATCCATCCACCATCTACACCCATTATAGGTTCAGCAGGTTTATGGAATACAGGATGACCGTATCTATCAATAAACCCTTCCATATTCCATTCCATTGGCACAAATAAAGCATATAATCCGCTTTTTGTTTGTCCATTTGCATTTCTAACAATTACTTTTGAATCCTCATAAATATCTTTAAAGTTTTGTCCTCCTCTACTTAATGCATTTGATGTTGACCCCATCATACACTTACCAATTATCTTGCTACCTAAACGCAAACAAGTTTTAGTTACACGCCAATTCTCTTTGATGTTTACAGGTTTTGTCCATTTACCTGCTTCGTCCGAAGCCAAAAACAATAACTTCTCTCCATCATAGGAGTTGTCTTCTGTATTCTTCCAATCTATTGATGTATCTAGACCATCCACATCATTGTCATTGGTCTCATACATATTCTTTTTTGTAATCTTTGCTGCAGGGACCCGGTACGCCAACTCAGTCTTTGGTTTATCCATACCGTCCATAATAGGCTTAAAGAAAAAAGGTAGCCTACTATTAATAGGAACTACCTTGTCTGTAAACATCTTTTTAGCATCAGCACCCGTCTTAGACAAGATACCTATACGTGCGTCACGTGCGAGGGTACCTATATTAACGCATTCTGAGGATGACATAAAGGAGAACCCTGAACGCCTAATCTTTAAGTATATCATACCAAATGATCTAGGATCAGCACGACAGGCTTCCCAAAATATCCAATAGATTCTATTTGCTTCACGGAAGTCAGGATAGCCTACGTCAATACTAGACCACTGCAGGTACATATAGTGAGAACCTGTAATGTATGTTTTTACACCGTTATTGGTAAACCAAAATCCCTGCTCTCTTTTATCAAACTCTTGCTCGATATAATCTACCCACCTATCTTTAAATTCTTTTGGTTTATCGTTCCACTGAAATATGGATTGTATTTTAAACAACTCACGAGGCAAGTCTTCTCTCTCCCAATACTGTTCAGCTTTTGATGGATGTCTTTGAAAACATCTATCAGGTGTGGCAGGCAAAGCAATCTTTAATCCTGATATGTCAATTACTTGACCTATCTGCCCGGTCTTTGATATTACCACTACATCATATTGGTCATTATACCCATATATCCACGACCTCACTCTATTTTTATTAGAGATAACGGCTGCCGGTATGTGGTTATCAACTATACGACATAAACTATTGCTTTGACCTTCTTTCTGCAAATCCTTGTTTTGTATCTGTTTTACTTATCCCTTTGTCTATTGACTCAAGGTTTTCTTTTTCTGCTTCTATTCTACTTAGTATCTCAAATGCATCAAAGATGGCTAACTTCTTAGCTGCTGCTGCATTTTTCATTTTATCTGCAGACACATCAGTATCTGATTCAGTATTGATAATATCTTCTTCAGCCACCTTTATAAGATGGTTAACCGCTTTGTATCCTGCTTCAATAATCCTTAGTTTTATCTCTTTAGTATCTCTCATTACTTAGCTTTTAAAAATATTACTTGCACTAACCTTGCACTTTTATCTTGTCCAAAATTCTCTAGAATGTTTCTTGAATGCGGAGCATCTGAGTCAAAAGCTATCATTCGATTAAACTTAGAGTGTATGGTAATCAATGAGTTATTGTTCTCATCGTATATTGTAGTGCCATCATTTTCAGGGGCATCCTCGTTTAAATATAAAATACAAGTAATGTCTCCCATCATCTCATCAGTGTGGATAAAGTTAGGTTCTACCTGATTGAGTGGTGACTTACGTATAAAATTAAAATTTACACGGAAATCACTGAATAGCTCGGTAACGTACCGGGCAAACTCATCGTAGTTGTCTCTTGACTGAATGTTCCGGAATGTGTTATCACCGTCTGCCACGTCTTTAAATTCGTGAGTGTGTATATCGGATACATAGGTTTTGGGGTCTTTAATAACGTCATCAAATGTGATTAGATTCATAGTTTAATTGTTATTTGGTGGTCATACATTCTATATAACTTCTCATTATCAACTGTAAACTCATACTCACTATCAGGGGAGAAACACACCATATCACCTGCTTTGATGCCACGCTCAATTAAGTACTTATTTGAGTACTTTATTATCCCCATTAAAGGTTCTTCTGAGAATGGCTTCTTTATATAACTTTCAGTTGCAGCAATAGGCTTTACAAAACAATACTTATCATAAGAGTTCCACGTGGAACCTTGTTTGTACATAAAAAATTGATCAGTCTCAATAAAGAATATATCATCCCTAAAGAAACTTTTACCACTCCTTTGCCTACCCCTTACATCATTATAAAACTTAAAAGCATTGTGGTGTACAAGTAATGTATCACCCTGTTGAATAGGACCCTTGTAACCCAATGGAACTTCTACAACTTCAGCAAATCTATTAGAAAACTTATGGTCTTCCTCAGAAGTACTAACAATAAAGTCAATTCCTCCTATATTTTTTGTGTTGTCGTATCTTTTTCCATTCATTGGTTTGACAATGAAATAGAATGGAGACTGCATTATATATTTATATTATATTCGATTGAAATAGGTATAGTAGAGGTAAACTCTTTCCAAAG